AACTGGTTATGCAATGGGAGTCTTATAGGGTTCAACGCCTACGCGTTAAGCATCAAGGCAAGTTTCGAGCCCCCACTTCAGACATACTTTTTACTGGATAAGAAACGCGGCAGAACCATGACCTCCCCCATCTACCTATGAGCACTTGGAAACACCTTGCCAAAAAATCCAACTCGCTCCCGCCCGGTTGGAGCAGCACCGACGAAATCGCAGCCGATCTCGATTGCGAACCAAGCGAAGTCCCAAAAATCCTTGCCGCTTCAATCCGTGCCAACTTGGTTGAGAAAGAAAACTTCCCGCACTGGCAACCCGGTAGCCGCCAACTCCTCTACCAGACCGGCTACCGCCAAAAGACCGGCAAGGTTATGTCAGAAAAAAGCACACAAGTTTCTGACAAAACCCCAGACTCCATCCCCGGCATCCCCGCCGACTTGCTGCCAAAAGTGCGAGACAAAATCCTCGCTCACCCGCACAAAACCGCCAGCGCCATCAAAGATCTGTTCAGCACAAACAACCGCACGCGCCTCTCCACCCCCGCCATCCGAGCCCTACTTGACAAGGTCTCCCTATAATAAAAAGAGATGCCAGACGATCAGACCATCACCGAAGGCGACGCCGGATTCCTCGGCATGGCCTCGCGTCTCAATCCCCTCCAGCTCCAGCCGGGGATGGTCCAGTATGTCGAAAACATGCGCCTCGACCGAGGCGTGGCGCAGACGCGCAAAGGGGCGAAGCGGCTGGGAGAATCTATCGGCTACATTGGAGAGGCGCTGACCGTTCCTTTCCAGCTCGGCACGGACAAAACAATCTCCTTACTGACTCGCGGCGGCAGCGGCAACCTCACGGCTACGGCCACTCTCGCCGCGCATGGCTACGCCACCGGAGACCGCATCAACATTCGTGGATCCTCGCTCTCGCAATACAACGGCGACTTCTACATCACGGTCACCGGCGCAAATACTTTTATTTACACGATGGCTGCCGACCCCGGCGCAAACGCCACCGGCACGCTTGTGGCCAACAAGGGGCCTATCGTTCAAACGACCTACACCGGCGGCATCATCGGCGCTGGCATTTACTCCTCGCCGCGCCTGGATAATTCCAACGAATACATCGTCCTTGCCGGGCCAAACTCTGTTTACCTCTGGCGCGACGGCGCGAATCTCCAGACGATTCAGCTTCCCAATACCGACACGCTAGTTGCTGGCGATGACATCGAGATCATCCAAGCCTTCGACAAGCTCTACCTGCTGCGCACCCGCGAGGAGTCACTGATCCGCCTCCAGACGCTTACGCAGACCAACGGCACGGCCACAGCAACCACGCTGGGCACGCACCCTTACCAGACTGGCGAGGTCGTGCGCATCAGCGGGGCAGGGGAGGCTGGTTACTTGGCCGACTTTGATGTGACGCGGATTTCCTCTACGCAGTTTTCGTTTTCTGTTCCCTCCGCCACGGCGCCTTCTGCCAGCGGAATAGTTATTGCCCAGCGTGTCCAACCTGCCTTGGTGTGGGACGGCATCCTGGCAAATGGTTTCTCCCGCGTCGCGCAGGGCACGCATCCGATTGATGTGACCTACTCACGGTTACCCAGCACCAGCACGGCAACCTACTACAACAACCAACTCGTCATCGCCCGCAACCGCGACGAGGTGCTGATTTCGGATGTCTTCGACGCGGAGACCTACGATCCAATCTCAAAATCTTTTCGCGCCAACTCCGGATCGAATGACTACATCGTAGCCCTGCACCCCTATGCCGAGGGACAAGTGCTGGTCTTCTGCCGCAAGAGCATCTGGCTCGCCACGGCAGCCATCGGCGCGGATGGCGTCTCGATTGACCCAGCCAATTCCAGCCTGCAACTCCTCACCGACGAGATCGGTTGCTCGGCCAAACGATCCATCGCCACCGCAGGCGTGTATGTTTTTTTCCTCTCGGACAACGGCGTTTATCGGCTGGACAATCAATTTGACCTCAAGCTGCGCGGATCCACGCAGACTCTCTCGGACCCTATTGCCGATCTCATCGCCGAAATCAACGCCCCAGCAGCGCACCTCAGTAACGGCATTTATTTTTCCAACCGCTACTACCTTGCTGTGCCGCTCGGCAACAGCACCGAGCCAAACGCGCTCTTCGCCTTCAACATGCTCAACCAGCAGTGGGAGACCAAAGACATCTACGGCTTCCCGCTGAACCGCCTACTCGTCTCCGACTACGGCACACAGCGCCGCCTCTTTGCCGCCACCACCACTGGCAAGCTCTTCCTCCTTGATGAGCAAGAGACCGGGGCCGACGATACCCAAAGCGGCCTCGGCAGCACCCCTGTCCTCGGTAGTCTCCTGACCCGCCGCTACGGCTGGGGCAGCCTCAACGCCAAACGCCTGACTCGCACCAAAGCCAGCGTCGTCCTGCCTGCCGGAAGCGCCTGCACACTCGATGCGGTGACGACGGATTTCGACGCAGATTTCCAGATCGCCAATCTCACCAACACCACCGGCGACCAAGAGGACTACACCTTGAAGGCTCCGCTGCGCTGCAAAGCCACGGCCTTAGACCTGAGATTCCGCACCACCTCCGGCCGCCCCATCCTCCGCACCCTCACCGCCGAGGCGACAATCAACGGCCCGGTGAGCACCGAAACCCGAACTCTAAACTAACTTAAAACTTCAAACCATGGCAACCGTCACCCCAGGCTACACATTTACAAACAATGAAGTCGTCACGCCAGCAAACCTCAACGCCCTCGGCGTGCCGACAATTTCAAATATTGGCAACCCAGACCTCGCGTCTTCCACTCAGGAATCCCTCGTCCCTGTTAGCGCCGTTTTGCCCTTCGCCAGATTAACGGCCCCAGCCGGTTGGCTAATCGCCAACGGCGATTCAGTGCCAAATGGCATCGGCACGGTGCAAGGCGTGACCGCAAATTTCTCCCTGCTCTACGCAGCAGTTGGGAATAGTTTTGGCTCCGCTGGAAAAATTCCCGATCTGCGCGGTTACTTTGTGCGCGGTTCTGGCGTCAATGCAGACACGACGACGGGGGCTGGATTTGGATTAAAACAGAGCGATGCGATCATTTCGCATACTCATACAACAGATAGTGTGCAACAATCTCACAACCATTATACTGTAGCAGATACACCATATGGTGGAAGCTGGAGTTTTTCTCAGTATAAGCATTTATCCAGAGGTTATCAAATAGGCGCAACGGAAATTGTTCCAACTTTAGGGCTCACAAGCGATGTTACTCAAAGTCACACGCATACTACAAATACCCAAAACCCTCTCGGAGAGGTCGAGACCCGCCCGCGCAACATCGCCATGCTTTATTGCATCAAATTCTAATGCTCCCCTGGGAACGCGCCCGCAACTGGCATGACGAATACACCACCGAACCCTTCGAGTCCCTCCTCGCCTGGCACATGGCACACGGCCTCGTTTTCAACACCCCGCAAGTCTTCCTCCTCGCCCACGAAGTCCACTACTCCCAAGACACTAACACCATGACCTACGACCTCCCCCCTAACGCCTGGTTCGTCGAGCTGGCCGCCTCGGTCGGCCACGCGAACCCCGTCCGCGAATTTCTCCGCGTCGCCACGCACCCCCAAGAGTGGGCCATCTGGCACCGCCGCAATTCCTTCCAACCCCACGCCTACCCATGGTCCAAACTCGCCCGCCGCGTCGGCCTTGGAGGGACGACCTCTGTGTCGTCCGTAGCTTCCGAAAGGGGGATAGCGTAATGGGCGGCGGTTCAGCAGAAAAACCCAAGCAGCAATCCGCTCCCCCCCAGGCGCAGCCTATCGACTACGGCGCGCTTATGGCTCAATCCAGCAAAGCTGCAAAAGAGCAATACCGTGACCAGCTCAACGCCCAGATTGAAGCCTATCCCAAAATGGAGCGCCTCCAACTGGGAACGGTCTCTAATCTGGCTTCAAATCTTTCAGGCGAAGGAGGAACCCTTTACGAAAACAAATATATTCCCGGTGAAACCACCGGCAAAGGCAAGAACAAGAAAACTACCGAAGGCCGCTGGGAAAAAGTCGCTGTAGGAGAGGCTACGCCAAACCTCTACACAAAACGCGCCACCGACCAGCTAATCGCCGCCGAAGATCAGGTCAACCAACTCGGCCGCATCGGCGACTACACCGAGCAGCTCGGCTACCAAGCCGCCCGCGACCTCGAAGGCACCGACATCGAGCGCGAGCTTCAACGCCAAGCCACCAGCGAACTTGCCCTCGG